ATCATTCGCAATAAAATTGGCTTGAACTTCTCCAATGACAGAGAATTCTTCGTCTGTTCTGTTATAAATACTGTTCATTCTTCACGCTCCGTGTAGTTCAGATTTCGCACGCTGATATGTGGCGTTAGCCTCTTCAGCCGTAGCGAATAACCCGAGGTATTTGTATTTTCCATTTGCCTTTATTTGCGACTGGAACTTTCCGGTCTTATGTGAAACAACGCCAGCGAAACATTGAATCTCATCTCCAGCAGCTTGCGCCGCAGCAACGTCTGCCAATGTCGGCAGGTCACGCCATTCGTTGTTCATTTCACATCATTCATCAATCGACTCAATTCATCGCAGCAACGCTCATACATTCCAACGCTCTGCCGTAGCCAGAAATCAGCATACACACCGCAGAATTCCCGCAGCAGTTTCACCTCATCGCCACTGACTCCCATGCGGTTAGTCTCGGCATATCGGGTGCGGATGTTGTTCATGACGATCGACATTGCATGGCACATACTCAATACGCCCTGGTCGTCTTTGTGCGCTGCGGCAATGGTCAGGACGTTGCGCATGTCCGTCAGTTCGTCATAGTGCCTTTCGGTCGCCCATCCGCCGGAGAATGCTTCGGCTATCATCCGCTCGCGCACTTCCAGATCATCGTTTTGCAGCCCGCGGTTAATGAGCATCGGTGCCGATACGCGCTTCTGGCGGTAGGTGGATTGCTTCCTCATTCGGTAATCCAATACCAAGTCACGTCATATCGAGGATCGTGGATCGTTTCGCTTTCAATCGCGTTACATGCAGCTAGTGTTTGCAGATGTCGGCGCACAGCAGACTGAGCAAATCCGATATTCTCGGCCATCGTCCTGGCGGTGTATTTACCACCAGCGGCCAGCGTCTTGATTACATCAGCCCGTAGTTTCTTGCTCTGCTGTTGTGACTTGCGCAGGCATCCGCGATTTGCTTTGTTTTCCTTGCGCTTGATCGTCGCTGGCTTCAGTTCCTGTTTTGGCTGGCCGTCCAATATCTCGACTTTGCCGATTTCGCGGAATGACGGAGCGAACGGCGTCAGGCCGAATAGGATGGATAGTGTGGTCATTACGTATTTGCTTTCACGCTGGCGATGGCGTCACTAATCGCGTAATAGCTGACTTCGCAAATCCCATGCGACATGAATGTTTCGCATGCTGATAGCAGTTCGTCGCGCTGGCTCTTGAGTCTTTCAGCTACTTCAGGAAGGTCATGCCATGAGTGCATAGACAGTTCTGCCGGATCACCCTTTAGTGCGCAGGCGGTGCGCGTCAGTAGCCTATCCATGCGTTCTCGCAACAGGTCGCTTTCGTGCAGTTCATTTCGCAACTCTGCGACCGCGCTTTCCGTTCCGGTATCCGTGGCGATAATCAGCTTCATCTCTTCGACTTCTGATTTCAGCGAGTCAATTTCATCTTGTGCAGATATTGAGTCATTGAATAGGCTGGCGCCTTCTAGCTCTTCAATTGAAAATCCAGCGCAAGCATTCACGCAGGCCACTATTCTTCGGGCGTTTGCTTCGAGTTCTTCTGTGCTTGTATGTGCATCTTGCACAATAGCAGAAAAAATATTTGTTCCTCGTTCGTTGAGCGCAAATACAGTTCGTTTAGATACAAGCCAAGGCTCAGGAGTATGTTGTTCGCTCATTTATCTTGCTCCAAGCAATACATCAGTAATCTCGTATCCGCATGTACATATGCACCATCGCCACGGATTAACAGCGTTGTCACCGGGCCGACCATATCAACCGTGTAAGCGACTAGGGTGATTGTGAGTTTTGTTCCTGTGGACATGCTATTTTTCTGCAAATGAAATTACATCAAGCGGAACACTACGTTTGCTCTGATTTGTTACCTGCAATTGAACTTTTACCGTGCGCAAAATTTCACGCGCCTGAGATGCAACTGCATCTCCTTGTGCCGGCTGAATAGTTCCATCCTTAATTGCGTTCAGCGTTTCCCATAACGCGTTTTTAAGATTGATTGCGCTAAGTTCTTTGGTTTCAGTGGTCATTTCATTGATCTCCTGCGCATAAGCGCCTTATTGATAGTTCCGTTGGTTAAATAAACTTCGTACCTTGTTGCCTTTGCTGCAATTTCTTTTTCTACGTCTTGAAGAATTAATGCTGCATCTGCGAACTCTCCAAAAAACATTTTTGCTCTACGCTCTCTGTCGTATTGTTTTTTGTATTCAACATATTCAGGACGCTGGCAATACAAGACATGCAGTGGCATCCGTTTTTTTCTAGAAATTCGCTCTTTTTCTCTGTCATGATTTGCAGCGTAATAGGCTCGTTTCTTTGCTCTTATTTCTTCTGCTTTTTGAATTCTTCTATTGGCGTCATAGATACGCTTTGCTTCTTTCTTTTCGGATTCAGACTGAGGATTCTTGTTTCTTCTCGAAAGTCCAAAGCACGTTTTATTGCAATACATTGGAGCGCCAATTTTCTCTGCTCTATTTATAGCAGATGATTTTTTGTTTATTGGCATTCCACAATGATTGCAGTTCATGTTTCCTCGTTTTCTGGTTCAAATTGAAGGCGGTTAGTCCGGATGCCTGCCATTATCTCGGTGCGCTTGGTAGTTAAGTCACAACCCGTTAAAGCGTAGAATTTGGACTTATGACCTAACCGCCTTCAATTTGCCGCCTGTTGCCAAGCGGGACTGTTTTGTTTGTCAGGTACAGTCAGACCTCAGAACGGAATATCGTCGCCTAAATCATCAAATGACGGTTTTTGTTTTTGGATGTTTTCATTAGCCGGTTCTTTTTGTGCAGGTACATTTGCACTATTCTGCTTTCCGCCGGTAAGCGTCAGTTCATTGACCCGGACCTCAAGCGAATAACGATCCTGTCCTTCTTTGTCTTTCCACGGTCGGTTAGTCAATTCACCGGATACAGCAACCTGTGAGCCTTTATTCAGGTACGGTAAAACAGACTCTCCGCGTTTTCCCCAGATCGTGTAGCGAATCCATGTGGTAACTTTCTTGTCGCCATATCCAGAATCCACGGCAGCGTTAAACGTGACGACTGAATCGCCGCCTGCCGTGTATTTCTGCTCCGGATCAGAGCCAAGCCTGACGACTGCGGTAAATACGTTCATTTAATTTCCTTTTTGAAAATTGATCGAAGCCGGTTAATTGAATCTTCGACCTCTGCCAAAAACTTGATAACTTCAGATTTGATCCCGTCAATCCGAGCCTGATCGCGCTCAAATCGAACAATGAACAATTGCATATCAGACGGCATGCGCGGATCGAACGAGGCGAAATCACACCATTGACGGCCTGTGCATTCCATCTGCCAGAGCATTTGATTCTGGTGCTTTGAAGGCGCTTTCCCGGCCAGCGCATATTTAATGTGTGTTTTTGTTTCCGGACATTTGATTTCAATCAGACCGTCATCGTTAATCAGGCCATCCGGGGAAGCGTCGGAAAACACAATTTCAGCGTGGCGAATCAGCCCAACCTGATCGACCATGAAGCCTGTTTCCAGCTCATACGCAGCGCGGGCGAAAGGTTCGGTTTCCGTTCCCCATTGCATTGCGGCATTGGTGAATGATTCGGTCGGCTTTCCGCTCAGGCGTTCGGCAACTAACTGGCTGCGGTAGCTGGCACGGGTTGCCGCTTCTCCGGATTTGATCGTTGCAAGCACATCATTGATGCGTGAGGCAGTGACCAGACCGCAGCGGGCTTGCAGCCACTCAATCGAGCCTTGGTTCATGCCTGGCCTTCCATTTCTGTTTCAATGGCCTTCTTTGCCTTGTCTTTTGCTACGATGATGGCCTTCATTGCATCTTTATTTTTCGCATCTTCGGCCAGCTTGTAACGCTGGCTATATCGCATTTTCAGTTCAGCAATGCTGGTGCTGGCGAGGATGTAATCGACGGCCCCGACAATATCGAATTCATCTTGTTGATACCGGCTTTCCTCGTCTTCTCCGGTTTCGATATTGAACAACTTCAGGATGGCGTATTTCGTCGCGTAGCTCATGGCCTTGCCCGGCGCTTTGTCTCCATTGTCCAATGCGTGCGCGGTCTGATGCGTCACGATCCTGTCCGTTGGTTCGTCCATATTCACAAACTCAATCTGGAACGTCGCTTCATAAAGGCGCTGCTTTGCTTCCGGTTCTTTCGCGTTGAACACCGATGAAACAACCGAAGGCACGATAACCACTCCATGCTCGATTAATGCAGCGCGAACCATGCCGGTAACTGCATCATGCGTCACTGCCTTGTAAGATCCGCCGCCAGTTGAAACTGCCTTGTCCTTTTGGACATATCCGATGGCTTTGCGTACTTCATTGATGCGCTGGTAAATGTTCATTTGATTTCCTTAGTAGAAGAAACGCGAAACGCTTTGTTCTGTGGCATCGCCAGTGCAATGGCCTTTGCTTCTGCCTTGTCGTATGCCTTTACATACTCAACCTGGCGGCGGATATTCTGGCCTTCGTTAATCGTCGGCTTTCTGGTCAATTCGACGCGGAATGTCTGACGGCTGGTTAGCATGTTCGTCATGTTCAGCATTTCGCTTCTGCCAGCATGGCGGCGTCTATGTTCATATCGCAATTTCCGCCAACTGGAACTGTGTTCGGCCAGTCGAAAATAAGAACGCAATCCCCTGTTTCATTCCAGTCAAAGTCTGCTGCTACTAGACGTTCGCGTAGATAGCGGTATCGTTCAGCGTCAATTCGCAGCGCATCAATCTCTGCCTGCATGTCAGCAATGATCGTGTTTGGAGAGGTCATGCTGCGGCCTTGTGTTCAATGCACAGCAGGCTTTGAATCTGTTCCTCAATGCGCGTGATATTGTTTTGCGCTTCTGCCTGAATACGCTTTTGTTCTTTGCGCAAGGAATCAATCTCTGCCTGCGTAAGATTGAAGTTGTCAGGCAAATCGTAATCAACGGACACTTCAACTTCGCCAATAAATATGTATCCATATTGGCTCATATCGCAGGCCAGCAAACTCAGCTTGAATTCATCTTCGCCGAAATATGGTTTTTGCGCATGAACAAACATCGTTGATTTAATCGTATGTTTCATATCAACCTCCAGGAATAGCAAGTGCAAGAATTGTGAAACCGACACAGAAGGCCAGCGCACCAATACCGATACTCTCGATAAAGCTGAATCCTTCGCGCTCGTCATTGGCCGCGAAGTTGCGGTAATTCTTGAGAATCTGCGGCTGCCCGCGTAGTGAATTAATTTGCATATTCATGCTTCCTCCGCATGTTGTTTGCACATTGCAAGCAGTGGCAATTTCCACTTGTTCCAGAAATCAGTTGCGCGTGAATCCATTGCTGCAATTTCTGAATCATTGAATTCAGACCACTCTGCATGCGTGTAACGCTTGCAACCAAGACGCATGTAGCCATCTGTTATTAAGCAGCTGTAATACAATCCGGTAATTAACAGTGGATCTTTTGTTATTTTTTCTCCATCAATCTTGGCAGAGCTCAGGTCTGCATAGCTCAGGTTGGCACGGCTCAGGTCGGCACGGCTCAGGTCGGTGGATCTCAGGTTGGCAGCG